CTAACTTCGCCTGCGCTTCGATCGCATCGTTCGTGTTCTGAATCCAGAGGGTAATCGCAGTTACCGCAGCAGCAATACCTACCCCTACAAATATTCCCGTTATCACATTCGTTGTGCTTCTCATCAATCTACTGAGCGTTGTCATCCGAATAACGATCGAACCCAACTGAGGATCCAGCTCGCTGACAATGGTAGCGCCAGCCAGACGTGTAACAGTCGCAAACTGCGTCAAACTGGTACGTGCTGATTGATTAGATTTGTCAAACTGGTTTAATGAATTCGATCCGTTTTCGGCGGCGGGTTGGATCTGTTTCAGGGCAACATTGATACGTTCTAATGCTTCTGTTGCTTGGTCCCGGGCTTGGACAATGATTTCAATGACGTTAGTGCCGTTTGGCATCTTCTATACGCCTCAAGACTTCTAACTCGGCTTGTTGGCCTAGTTCCGCACAATCAAGATCCAACAACACCTTGCCAAGCGGCAACTCAGCCCACTCGTGAGGCTTCCCCCCGTATCGCTTCGCCAGGGCGTCCAGCTCCAGTTTCGTCCTCTGTTCGAAAGGTACTGGCGTTATCCGCCACCCCTCCTATGTAGAGCGCCGACATACGCATAATCTCCACGACCAAAGGTGCGTAGTCCCCGAGCAACAGATCTAACGACACCTCTTCTACTCCATGCTCTCCGACTGGCTTTTCAGAGATACGATACAACTGAACTGAATCTCCATCCACTTCGAAAAGCCGAATGACCCCACTAGCAACAATCTCCCGACTCTTTTGGATTGCCCTGTCTCGTGCCTCCTCCATCTCACTCTCAGTCAGAGTACTCCCAGCCGCCAGCTTACCCCACACTCCATCCGCCGTGGACTTGAGAAACAGATGGACATGCTTGCCGGTCAATCCTCGAATCTGCGCAATCCACGGCTTCTGTTCTCCCCCAGACAATCGCTTCAAGGATACAAACTCTGTACCTTTGAGCTTGAACTCCGCGGGAACTTTGTCCACATGCTCCATTGGTTTTTAATCCTCCTACATGTTACTGATATGCAGCCACCGTGTTCGTCAGAATGAACGTCAAGGCAGTCGCGCTGTTCGTGTGGAAAATCCCTTTCGCATTGAAATCGAAAGTCAACCGCCCAGGCCCACCCACCTGTACCGGAATCCCTGTCCAGCGGAGCCGGGGCACCACAATATTCATGTAGGCTCCGGAAGTAATCGTGGACGCCAGAAAGATTGACATATTGGTCTCGGACGCAGCCACGTATTCGTTGTACTGATCCAAGGTCCCCAAGTCCATTCGCCCACTGATAAGCACCTGGGCGAACGCCGTCCGGCCGAACTTCCCCCACCGACGGCTGGACATAATACCCACCCCTTCTACTGCATTTTCAAAAGCAATGGTGAGCGTCTCCAAGAAATCCACGGCGACCCCACCAATGCTTGCGCTGGCCACCGCAAATGTCCAGGGGAAGTCGTCAATGAACGTGGGCGTATCTTTGACCTGCAACGACGTGGTCCGACAGAGCCAATTCGCCGTGGAACGGACGAAGGCTCCCGCCTCAATCGAAAACTCTAACCGGCTCAGTACCGAATCGGTGAACTGCCATTGAGTAGTGCCCACGTTCCGATGCACCGTCAAGGTGTACACGGGAAGCGGCGTCTTGTCGCTGAAGTCCGCATTCCGCGGATTGAACGTGTGCCTGTAATCCTGAAAACCCGCCACCGAGGTCAAGTTAGTCGAGCTTGCCTGGCCGAACACTGCCCGAAGAAAGTGCCCAAATTGAATCGGATGTGGCTCTACCACTACCGCCCCAGCGGCACTCTCTAAGCCCTGCATGTGGACTCCTTCCACCAACGTCGCCCGGATGCCTTGAGAGACCAAGGTCTCGATGTTATGGACCAGGCTCTCGGAGACAAAAGGCGTCCAATGGTAACTACCCAGAGCGGTACCAAAGCTGTTCTGTCGATTGATCCCTAAAAACGATAACTGTCCCGTTGCCATCGATCTATCCTGCTAGCCATACGGCATCAAATAGTCGCTTCCGCCTCTGCGTTCAACAAAATACTGCCCCCCATCATCAAACCCCCTTCAATCCTAGCGGAGTCAAACTCTCCCCCAGCTAGAACAAAGCGTTGCACCGTATTATTCAAACTCTTACTCCCTCTCAGCAACGCCACCTCTACTTGACTCATCAAGATATCTCGTATCTCCGCAGCCTGGGCTACCGACTCCATGTGGACCCCGAAACACCAAATGACAAATTGAATGCTAAACCGCTGACGAGTTCCTGCGGCGATCGAACCAGGCACCGCATCTCTGCGTTCCAAATAAATACCGATGTACCGACCGTAATCGGTATTCGTTGGTGGCTCTTCTTCCACCACGATCATATCATCCTTCAGATTGTCATCTGCTTTCAAGATATCCTGAATTGCCTGCTGTATCGCAAAGTACTGAATCCGACCCATTACCGAGTATTCTCCTTGATATAGGCCTCAACTACTTGCCGCGTAAGATCGCGGGCCACCGCTTCCGAAGGCAACAACCGTCTAGATGGTAACCCAGGATGATGCACTTCCTTCACCACAATATAATTTAGATTCGCGAGTCTCCGCTTTGATCGACCCATCCGTCCGCGCGTTTTCGAGCTTAGCTTCGTACCCTCCGGAGAGGGAAATGCTAACGCCTTTTTCCCTTTGGGTCTGATCGTATACGGGTCTGTTCCCTCATGATGCCACAAAGCTCTCGGATCGGAGCTTCCCCACACAACTTCCTGATCAGTTGCCCGAAAAGTGAGAAAGGACCGACGCAACTTACCCGTATCCTGCAAAGGTAGGCCCCCTCCCTTGCGCCTCCCATATAATGTAGAACTCTTTAATGATGCCCACGGCTCCTCTAGCCCTCCGGCCTTGAAATTGTTCTGGCCCCACTTCACCAACTCTATTCCAATCCGACGGTGGATCTCCAACTTATTCCGCAAAGCGGATTGGGCATTTATCAACCGCCGAACAGGAACCCCTTTTACTTGAATCCCAACACCCGCCATTAAAGTATATCTCTCTTCCTTTGCTCATCATCCCGACGATCAGGATCTAACCAAGCATCCCGCGTATCCAACACCGAAAATGTCGGCACGTAGTCCTTCGTTGACGAAAACGGTTCATCTGCTATCTGACTCCGATCGACAACCACCCCTGCTGATGACACTAGAGTAGCCGAACCTGTAGCAATCAGCTCGAGAAACTTATCAGCATCTTCCAACCATTTGTCGGCTAACTCCTGATCCCCTGCTGCCAAGAAGCGTCTCATCAACCGTCCCACCACTGCGGTTTCGGCAATATCCTTCAACGCTGGCGGAGATCCCCCCACAGGAACGGTGTACAAATGGGCAATCCTCGCATTGATATTTGCTTCTGTTCTGGTAATAAACGTCTCCACTATGGTCGACGTAATCGTCGTGAGAGACTGGATCTTCGGATACAGGTCGAAGACTCCATCTGGATTACCGTAATCACCCAACTTTGGTTTCCTCCACTTTGAACAATCCTCGATCGATGAACGGATAGACGCTGCTCCCGATCGTCTTCTCTGCTCGCCATTGGTAACGATAGAGGCCCACCGACAACGGCATTGTAAAGAACGTATAGAAAGTTAAGGTCGAACTCTGTCCCGCCGTTGCCGAAAAGATACCCGTCCCTTGATCGTTCGCAATACTGAAAAGGGGAGCAGCATCTGGCACGACGCAGCTCTGCCACGTGAACTGTCTTGTATCCCCCCTCTCGAATTGCGGTATGCTCATTTAGGAGCTACCCCCACGAGCCTGTCTATGAACGCCTCTGCCTGCTCCTCCCTCAAGAAGAACCGAGAGTGACCAGTTTCCGTACCAAGATAGTGCTTGATGGCAAGCTGAATACCGGTCAAGGTCTGTACGATAAACAATATGACCAAACGTATGATTGCATCCTGCACTCCTACAGCTTCCCTGAAGGTCATCTCCCTCAATCGTTGAACCGTGTCCTCCAACAAAATAAAGTCTCTACTCGTAAGCTGCCTAAGAGCAGATCGCAAGGTCGCATCGGTCAGCGGAACCGACTCCACGACAAGTTTCAAGTACGACGCCTCCCTGAGCATCTGGTCCGTGATAGAGGCTGCTTCTCTCTGAGTCATCTCACGTGTTCTAAAGTACCTATCTGTAAGGAGTAAACTGTCTTGGGCCAACCGCTCTGTGGTCGTGGTGAACACCACCTTGAGCGCAGAGGCGAAGTCCGATACGACCAGGAAATCCAAGAATGACTTCTCCAAGAGTGAGGACCGCCTATCCGTCAGAACCAAGGCTTCCTGGACAAGCCTAGCAATCACTTGCGCCGTTGACGCGACCGCTGTATCTGTGAGTCCAAGAGATTCGAGAAGCCTTTTATCTAGCTCCGATAACCTCACGTCCCTCAGACTCAGCACCTCCTGGACAAGTCGCATAATGAGGATCTGAGCCAAGGCAAAATCCGATCCTACAAGAAAATCTTTTACCGTCTTTTCAATGGTCGACTGCCTTCGGTCCTCTACGGCCAACGCATCCTGTACCAGACGAACGATGGTGGCCTGGATAAGCTGAGCTGTCGCCGAATCACTAAGGCCCAACGATTCTCTAACTTCCTTACTAAGAAGAGACAACCTGACATCTTCCAGTCTCAATGCTTCCTGAGCGAGCCTCGTTACAATACGCTCGGTGGACAATGCATCGGAGACCACGAGTCGATCTACCAACGTCTTGGCTGTATCTAGGTAGAACCTGTCTGATAAAAGGACGCTGTCCTGAACCAGCCGAAGTATAATCGCAGCCACAACCTTCTCAGCTGTGGCCGAATCTGACAAGATCACATTGTCAGTCTGGACATGATCGAATGAGGCCAACTGTAACTCAAGCGGAATGAGGGCCCTCTCGAACACTGTCTTATCCAAAGCGGATACTCTTCTGTCCTCCGTCCTCATGTTCTGCAAGGCCAGAAGGCTTCTCACCCTCATCAAGGAGCCCTCGTCGATGTCCTTGATGACGTCGGAGATGATGCTGGACCTCTCCCTGATGGACTTGTCAGACATCCCCACGACCTCAAGCACGAGACGCAATAGCTCCCCCTTGACAAACTCTGCCAAGGCCTGGTCCGAAAGCGGAGAGATTCTCTCGGAAATAGATTTGAGAATTTCCCGAAAGTCTTTGTCGGACGCGAGGGCTCTGTCCCGGACTGTCGACTCCATTCCAGAAAGTCTGAGATCGGCCATGAGCATAGAGTCCTGAAGGAGCCGAAGGATTTCAATAATTCCAACCTTAGCCGCCGTGTGAGCGTCGGATAAGATCACCCTATCAGCCTCCAGTAACCCTATCTCCTTCAGAGCCTTATCGGTCAGCAGAGTTGCGTCCTGGGCGAATAGAATACGGTCCACTATACGAACCAGAGCATCCGAGAGCGCCGAGGCATCTGTGAGACGGTGCGACTGATCTGTCCTCGGCATCGTCGGATCAGCCACCGCAAGGTTATCCTGAATAAGTCGCGTTATCACAGTTATGCCTGTTACCGTTGTCGCAGCGAAGGTATCTGAAAGGAGAACGCCGACCTCCTGCCTAATTCGCTCAATGGTTGCTGTCGCAAATATTGGGGGCAGAAACAAAGCGTCCGACACTTTTACCGGGATTTCCACCTCCATAATAGCAATGGTCGCGAAAGCCACATCGTCCGTTGCGGAACTATACCCCATCGTAAAGGTCCCACTGATCGGATTCGTATGCCGATCTGCTCGGGCTACGAAGGCTCCAAAGTCTATAAAACCCATCGAACTCATATTCGACCTTAGACCTGGAGTAGCGGGGTCCGCAAGGCCAGAATAAAAGCCGCAGTATCCGAGGACTTCTCGAGGTGCTGTAATCGTCACAGATGGATTCGCCTGATTTGCTTCCGCAATCCCAGAGCTAAACACTCTAATGTCAGATGATGCCACGACAGTAAAACACACCGCCATCCTGGACACCGCTGCCCCGTTATGCGCCACGAGCAGCGTCTGTGTACCCGTCGGTACGCCCTTTCCCAGGAAGTAGGCGTAAACCTTTCCGGGCTCCGTCGCGGAGTCGGTTGCCGTCACCACCCTATTAATGGTTACCCCACCGTAGCCCACCGACGTGATCGCGTCCGTCACATCAGTCCCATGAAAGATGATCGCTCCAACCCCACGGGGGTTAGCTACGGGCGTATGGGCAAATCCCACCGGATTGGGGCTAGCCGCGAAAGACAATACTGTGAAAGTGTCGTGGATCATGGTAACTCTATCTCCTGAACGTCAGCTCGTGCACGATCTTCACTTCCGGTGGCGGTATCGTGCCCCCGCCGAAATTGGTCAGGGCTTGTACGACCGCTCCACCGTTATCTCCTATGCCTATCTTGCCTGCCGCAGAATAAGTAGCATCGGTGCGTGTTCCAAGACTGCTCCACACTCCCGAGACGCGCTGGTAGATTTGAAGCGTGATTCCGATGATGTCCCCTCCCGCTCCGTCCCCGCTGGCGTACTCCTGCGCAATGGTGGCCCCCAAGGTGGTGCTCGCGCCGTTGTCCACACGACGCATGCGCCACACATCTGTCGCGGCAGTCCGCACAGAAGTTCCCCAAAAATAGCCATCAACGGTAGAGAGACCTACATCAACCAATCTCGCCAATAGTCCTGTTTCTTCCAAATCACCCGTGCCCTTAGTAGAGATCGTGTTGAATGCCTCGGTGTCCGGTCCATAATCTTGAGTATTGCGGTAGTTGCTCCCCTGATTCACGGCGTCACTTACGCACTCGTTTGAGACGATTCTGCGAGAGTCAAGCCCAACAAAGACAGGCGAAGACCACTTGCCCGCATCGGACAGGGGGTCTTCATTTGCGCGAATGAAAGTGTCGACGGTGCCAGTAGTCGGGAATGCTCCTAGGTTGTTAAAAAGAGAAAACAACCCTATGAGGCCACCAGTAGGTGGCGCAATCCCCGCAGACGCCATGTGATGAACGAGCCACCACGGCAGCCTCCAGCCCAAGCCAAATCCGATTGCCACCCAGAGCGAGATGAGCCCATGCAATTCTTGAGATCCTTGAGTATCAGGAACCTGGCGCACGACGTCCTCTATGGGCTTCGTCCTTCGCCTTGGGCCGTCAAAGAGGATCATGTCGTTTACGGCGTCGTAGCGGAGCTTCCTGGGCAAGTCCTCCGCCGCGGTCCTTGCTTCCGTTTCACTGAGCTGTCGGAATTGTAGTCTGAGGTCTGCAAGGGTTTGTGCGGACGCCCTCACCCTAGCAACGGCCTGATTACCGTCGATTTCGACCTCGGACCAATCGCCCCCACCGGCGCGTACGACTGAGGTGAAATCGTCCATCGCGCAAAAACGGCTGTCGCGCCGGGGGCCTGGGTCTATTTTATAGGGGCATAGGAACCATGCAATCGGCATCAGGCGCATCCATTCCCGGCAAAGGACGGGAGAAAGCCATAGAGTTCCACGCTATCCACAGCCCACCATTCCGCCGTAGGCCATTGCCCGACAGAAGTACCAGGATTGCTTTGGGCATTATATTGGTTCCAGCCCTCGGTGGACGATCCCCTATAATCGAGGTTCGTCTTTTCATACCTCAGCGTTCCATTCTGCCAAAACCGGAACACACCGTTAGATTGCCCTGGGGTGTTGAGTTTTGAGTACAGCTCCATACACAACCAAGCGCCCGTAAAATTGGCTGGATCCCATCCAATAAGCTCGTTGAAAGTTCCCCCCTCAAAACCCCCAAGAGCATAGTGATTGAATTGGACCTGAGTCCCCTCTGTTGGTATGACAAAATCGATCTCTCGGTGTAGCCCCGCATTGATGCGGCTGATACGAAAAAGGTGAATCCCCTCCACGTTGGGCGTTGACCAGGCAGGGTCGAAGTACGCCCGACATCTGACGTACAATTCCTCCTTTTCTGGAAAGGATGTTAATGAGAATGATCCCGAGCCGCCAGTTCCAGCAACATCACCAGCCTGTTTCGGCGTTCGTAAAGACTTTGTACCGGCAAACGCAACCGCTGTGTTAAATCCACTGTTATCTCCTATAAAATCCCATGGGGCTGCACCAGATTCGTATCCATCTGAAAAAAACGGAATCTCGCGGGAATGGGAATCGCGCAGCAATACCCCATCCTGCAATAGCCGAGTTGCAACTCCGTCAACAAAGCTAGGAATGATTGGACTCTTAAATGTTACATGAGAGATTCTGCCCATAGGAACTCCCGCGTGGTTGGGATGCGCGGCCCCCCTATTCAACTACAGGGTTATCTGGATCCGACCGTCGTTTCCACCTGCAACTTTAGGAAATCCGAATCCGCCAGCACAACACTCGCAAACACGACGCGCTGGAACAGGACCCCTCCCCCAGAGACCGCACTGTTCAATGTCCCAGCTTCGACGATCTGCACGCTGGTAACGGTATCCGCCGACCCCCCAAAGGTGTTGACGTAGATCCAGATGTTCGCGTTCCGGGATGTCGAATCGAATAGCTTCCGCTTGACCTCGCCGGTGATCGTGGCATTGGTCAAGGTTGCCGCGGTCGAAACCGTCCCGACGCAGACGACAGACATGGTCGAATTGGTACCGGTGGTGCGCGACCCGATCCGGTCCGCAAGGTAGTCCATGCCATTGTTAACAACCAAGTTGGGGACGAGATACTCGACTTCAGGCGGGTACCAGCCCCCTCCGGGGCGGGCGCGGTAAACTTCCTTGGTCCATCTGCCTTTGATTGCGACTAGTGTTTCTCCCCATTCCTGCTTCCCCATTGAACGAGTCCTAAGCCACTTTAGGGCACGGACTAAGGACGGTTGCCATATTCTTGCTGTGGTAGTCGACGCTCCTCCCCTTGCTTCACGGTAAACACACTACTCACCAACGACGCGCTGGCCCGAACTATGACATAGATACCACTACACCTCCGGCACTTGGCCTTGAACACTCCAAAGATATATTCTCCCAACAAAGTCTCGCAGAAGGGACAGCGAATCCGATAAGCTTCATCCGGTCCCCGCAACTTCAACGCTTCGGATACATAGGTCTCAAACACCGTAGTCATGCTATACGTACTTTCCAGTAAACGGAGCCACCCTCGCCCGAGCATGGCCCTCTAACGCTTTCAACCATGCCTCCACCGAAGAAAACCGGCAACGACTCGGTTCCGGCGGATTGGCTCCTTGAGGCGAAGCGCCCATTGCCCACACCGCTTCAAACCCCCTATTGAGGATCCGGAGTGCTTCCGAATAATAATCCATTCCATCCTGAGCGTACAAACCTTCTCCCCCTAAGAATTCCTTCTCGTACAACACGACAGCCTCTTCTAGCCACGACACACTATTGGGCGTCAACCGTCCTCCTGTACTCTCCAACTCATAGCGAGTCAGATGGATCAGATCTCGCAACCACAAAAACTTGCCCAAGAGACGTTCAGGATAACAACGACGGTCGGCCTTCATCAATCCGATGTTGCGCTGGAATTTCTTCCTTCTCCCTTCCTCCACAAAATACCCATCATGGGCGATATCCACATCCGACAACACAATACAGGGCATGATACTCTCGTTCATTTTAGTTTCGGGATGCTCATGTACCTTGCCCACAAACGTCGCTCCGATACGATTGCGGAACACTCGAACCGGCAAATCCACTTTGAAGGCATTCGGAGGCACGGCAGAAAAGTGATGCTGACGAATAGCATACCCCTTAAAACAATTGCGACGCAAATACTTCTCCAAATTGTGCGGGCGTAACAACTCTTCGTCCGAGTCTATCCAAAGAATGAAATCCCCCTCAGCCTCTCGGATGCTATCATTGCGTGGTCCCTCAAAGCCATAGGGCTCATGATCGTAGTCCAGAAAATGTTGGCCCTCCTCCTGAGAATTGCATGTCAGGCAATAGAAAGGATTATGAGTATGCTCGATCACCCTTGCCCCAAACTCACGTACGAACTCCACAGTCCGATCAGTTGAACTCTGATCGGCTACAATGATCTCTTGAGCCAATCCTTTTACGCTCTTGAGAGTCCGCAGAATTAACTCTTCCGCATTACGCGTGATCATGCACACAGACAAAGACTGACGACCAACGATCTGCGCTGGTGCCTTACCATTCTTTCCAGGCCGGAAAGATTCCGCCCACAAAGGATACCAATGTTCCCTGTACACTCGTTCCCAAGAAAGCGCCACGTCCGGATCGGCGATCATTTTTTGTCTTTCTGCTATCTGCCACTCCTCGGATTGAAGCGTTTCGACCAGACACTTGATATATTCGTTAACAGGAAATTGCTGAGCAGATTGCTGTGGGTGCTCCGGAATGTGAAGCACAGGCTTAAATCCATACCTCACCGTATCCCGCAAAGCCATGGTCGGAAAATAGACAGGCACCGCCCCCAACTTCTGAGCCTTGGATGCTACCAGACAAAATCGCTCTCCCCCGATACACGGATAGGCCCAAATGGCAACGTTCATGAACGGGGCAGGATCATCCGGCGTCGTACGGGGGTGCTCGATTATTCCAGGCTGTTTCAGCTTCTGGATCATCTGATCTTTCCACTGTCGGGCAGCGCCGAACCCTGCGGCTGCCCCGGTCACCCGATCGAACAAGTCCCATCCATACCAGACATGCAGCTCAGCATCCGGCACCCGATCTTTAATCGTGAACCAATTATCCAACAAGATTTCCAAACCCCGATCATAGCTCGACGCATACACCATCGTATGCGGATTACGTTCCAATGGGGGCTTACAATGCAATAGATCATCTTGTATTCCATACGGAATCGCCTGAACCTTTGCCGGTTCAAGATCAGGATTCAATCTCATCAACTCTTCGTAATGCCACGGTGTCAACGGAACGACTTTATCCACCTTACGCATCCGCGATGGCTTGAAATGATCAGGAGTATTAGGGTCAGTCGTCCAAAAGAAAATCTTCTTGGCTTTGATATCTGAATCTAGAAACTCCGGCCACTTGATCACTACACAAATATCGGCTTCAACCTCACTCAAGCGACCCGGATACCGAACACCATTCAACTCATAATCCGCCGAAGTACCCACCCTGTTGTGATAGACTTCCACTTCATGCCCTTGCTGAGCGAGCTCTTCCGCCAACCCGACAGCTGCCTCTTCACTGCCTCCATAGCTCCGGCTGTTTCGAGCGTCCCACCCTCCCGCCACCGGATTGACGACAAAGACGGTTTTCGGCTTTCGGTAATACAACGCTCGGTCAACATGGCCCGGTACTTCAATAGCAATGGCTTGTTCGATGACTCTATCCCCGATCAATAAATACAATTCCTCTTCGCTTAAGCACCGCAGGTGCTCTCGCGCTTCCTTCTCATTTCCATTATGAGGGACAGGCGTCGCTGGTGTCGTGATATAGATACGCCCACCCGGAGCCAAATGGCGCTCCGCATTCTGCAACACCGCTTTGGGATCAATAACGTGCTCCAGCAACTCCATCACCAAGATAGCGTCATACTTATTGGGCAGCTCAACAGACTCGGCGAACCCCTCTGCAAAGGCGCAAGATAATCCCAACTTGGTTGCGCAATCCGCCGCGTAAGCCAAAGCTCTCCGGTCCAAGTCTACCCCTACCCCATGCGCCCCCAGACCATGACACAAGTTGAGCAAGGCAAAACCATCAAAGCACCCTAAATCCAAAATCGTACTAGGACGACGTTCAAGCATCCACCGTCGGATCTGACCGAGCCTAGGAATAGATTCATGCCGACCAGGAATCGCTTCTGGCAAAATATACAACCCCCGATGTTCCGCATAAAAAGCTGCATATGCTTCCTTGGACTTGGTATGCCCAAGCCATGACTCACACATCTCCACCAAAGACGAATCGCCACTCTCCCGTGCCAACTGCTCGGCCTCCAAGCCCCGGTCACCCCACAAGAGCTGTTGGATTTTTTCTTTCATTGTTTCCGCATCCATCGTATCAAATCCTCAAACCCCTCTCTAGGCGGAACCTTTGGAGCCCAACCCGTTTCCTCTCGCACCTTTGTCAAATCTGACACATAATACATTTGATCACCGGAACGCCAGTCCTCAAAACCGAATGTGATGCTTTCTCCCGTAACTTCCTCCAACAACTTGATTGCCTCAAGAACACTTACAGCAAAATCGGGTCCCCCTCCTACGTTGTACACCGTACCCGGTTCAGTATCCCGCTCCAACAGACTATCAAACAACCCCACCAGATCCGAGATATGGAGCACGTCTCTTACCTGTGCCCCAGTCCCATAAATGGTAATACGCTTCTTCTTCAACGCACAATCCGCAAAATGCGCTATCCACCCCTGATCACTCTCCGCCGTTTGGTGCGGACCGTAGACACACGACATTCGGAGCACCACTGTAGGAATCTTGAACTGCCGAGCGTAATCTTGCATATACCAATCTGCTGCTGCCTTGCTCACCCCGTATGGGGTGACGGGATTCACAGGTAGGATTGGAAACGGGATGCAAGCTCTATCCAAAATGTTCCCATACACCTTATTCGTGGACGTAAAGATAATCCTAGGCTTAGACCCTGCTTGTCTAACATGTTCTAACAACTGGAGGGTTGCCAGGATATTACGTTCAGCATCTTTGATGGGATTTACAAAGGAACGCGTGACGGCCACCTGAGCGGCAAGATGAACAATAGCATCGAACGTGGCGAACTCATGGAGAGGATACCCCGCAATCGGATAAGGAAAACGACTGACATTATCCAGACGTTCCAACTCCTGCATGCGTTCATGAGAACCCCTGCGGGATAAATCGTCCAACACCCATACATCGTCGCCCCGCTGGGCTCGATGCACAGCGTAGTTGAATCCAATGAAGCCCGCTCCCCCTGTGATTAGAATCCTCAAGTCACGGCGCCAGGGCCATCAGGCACTTCTTCATCCAAACACTTCTTTGTTTTCTCGAACGATTGCACATCCACCTCATATTTTGCTAATGGGTGTGACGGCCACTCCTGCTTAATGTAATTAAGCCACCGAGTCAAATAATCCCTCAAAATATCAACTGGATTGTCCGATGCGTTTGTCATTGCGGCTTCCTCACATACCACAAGAAA